CGCACGACCGCAATGAAATCACCGTCAGGCGGAGAGCCAGCTAGATCGGCAAACAGGCTGCTGGTGCCGAGCGTATAGCGCTGGGGCGGCACGCCAATGCCGCCAACCGCGATCACGTCCTTGCCAAACTGCACGAAGCGCCAGCGCTCTTCCGGCGCAGTCAGCGTGTAGTTGCCGGACTTTGAGATGTTGTCGAGGCCGCTATCACTGCTGTCGAATTGATACAGCTTTGTGGTGTCACCAGCGAACAGCTTGACGTTTCCGCTGTTATCTTTTGCGGCAAAGACGCCATTGATATCCGCGTCAGCCGCACCAGAGTAGGCGACGAAATCGGGCAGGCTGCGATAGCCCCCGGCCGCAGGGATCACGTTCTCGGCGCGCGTCACGCCGGGGTTTGAATAGTCGGGCTGATCGGGCAGCCATTCGCCAAACTGTATCATTGCGTGTGCCAGACCTCGCTGCCTGTAGTTACCGTCGCCCAGACCTCAGAGCCTACTGCGACGTTTGTCCATGTCTCAGTGCCGTCAGCGATCTCTGTCCAATCCTCGCCAAGCACCTTGCCCCTCATTGTAGCAGACAGAGCCATGTCTGCGGAACCTGCCCCTACAAAAACGCCCACAGAAGCCGCTGTGGCGTCCATAGAGATGCCTGCGCTACCAGCAGTGGTAAACACCAGCACATACGACCCTGTGGCCGCCATAGAGGCGCTGGCGGCACCTTCTACGCCTCGGATGCGGTCGCTGTCAGATGTGGCGGTGATCGCGACGCTGGCGGCGCCTTCCATGTGTGCGATAAAGGCGGCAGTCGCCGACACGGCTGCTGCGCCGGTCACTGATGCGTCAACGCCGCGCTCGCGGAAGTTGTCGGAGGTGGCCGACATCGAGAGCGACACAGACGCATCGAACTCAATCGGGACGCTAATCTGCGCCGTCGTGGTGATTGCTGTGGCCGCGCTACCGGCGACGGAGAAGAAGTCGAAGCTCAGGCTGTCGAGATCGCCAAAGGCATCAGCACTGTCAAGGCTCCCGACAATGCTGTCTAGCTCTTCAAGGGTTGGCTCTTTGGTAAAGTCGGCACGAAGCAGGTCAGCATCGGTATCAAGCGACCCGACGAAGGCGTCAATGGAGCCAGTTAGCTGATCGAGGGTCGGCTTCGTAATTGCCACAACATCACCTTATGCTGCGGTGACATCGAGATCACCCGCTGAGATTTTTAGAACGTCGCCCGATGCGATTGTCTTCGCCGTGGTAAACGCGCCGTGAATAAGCAGGTTTCCAGAAGACGCCGCATCGAAGATACCAAAATGGCTGACACTGCCCCACGTTCCTGTCGCTGCCGCGAACTCAATCGCCGCAGTGTTATCGGTCGTGCCACCAGAGGCCGCATCAAAAGCAGCCGCCACACGACTGTAATTGCTGCCGCTCAGTTCGGTGCCGCTGTTGTCATCACCAAAAGACCCGGTCGAAAGACCGATATAGACCGTTGATGGATGGGTGTATGCTGTTGTGCCAAGAACATGATCAAGGATTTTGTTCTCTAAGTAATCGCTCATTGCAGACATTTAGCTCTCCACTGCTGCGTTCTGGCGCGCGTAAATGCTGCTGATTTGCAGCGACCCCGTGCCGTAATGCGCGCGCTGCTCGTCAACCTTGATCTGTTCAAGCGCAAGATTGAAGCGTTGCATATACTGAGCAGCACGCTGTTCATCGAGAAGGTAAGCATACGCCTCTGCAAGTGATCCGTATAGGTAGGCATCAGGAGAGCGGCTCAAAATGTTGTTTGTGGCGTTGCTGTCAGAAAGCGCCACAATCGAGCCGATGTAAATGATCTCGGCCGTATAACCGCTATCCGGCACTGGGCGCATCTTCATCTCGTCGCCAACAATGCTGAAGCCGAGAGGCTTGCCAGTGCCTCCAGACGAGAACTTCTCGTCGAGCGCGACCGGGCTGTAGTAGGTGAGCACCGTGATCGGCGTTGTGTTCAGCTTGACCTCGCGAACTTCCCGCAGGTCTGTCGGCAGCGCAATGTACTCGTCGCCTGATGTAAGCGTTGCGGTGGCGCGCTTTTCCTGAGACCGCGTCTCAAGCTCGCGAGACATCGTCGCCTCGGCAAGCTGGATAAAATCTGGGATTACGCTGGTCAGATCATCGCGAGCTAGGAAGTTCGCGATAGTTGTCTTCAGTTCACTGTAGGTCGAGATAGCCATCAGAGGTTTCCGCCGCCTGTTCTAAATGCCCGGTTTTGGTGATCGTTCAGCCACGCCTTCCATGCCTTTTGATTTTCACGCATCGGCCCGAACTTCTCCAGAAGGTGATTGTACACCACGTTCGGGATTTCGGCCACATGCTGTGCGTGGCGCTGTGTGTTACCGATCAGTGAGCCGGGGCGGTAGTCGTTCGCCATCTGCTTGTTTAGCTTGAGCAGGTCGCCAAACTCCTGCCGATGCTCAATGTACATTGAGCCATCTTGATGTTGGTGCATCACGATTTCTTTGCGCTCTCTTGGGCTGGTGTAAAGATATCGTTTCATTTTGTCCTCATAGAAGAGAGGGCGGCTCCGGCCGCCCTCTCGCTAAGTCATTGATTACGAACCATTAAGATCGAGAATCATGCTATGTGCTTTTGGCGCAGTCGGCTTTAATGCCCACTCGATCACGATATGGCTTTCCGTCGCATCGCCGACCTTGGCGAGGTCTTCCTCAAGGAAGTTACGACCGTTCAGCGTGCAGATCGACACGAAGTCCGGGTCAACCAAGAAGATGCGGTCGTTACCAAGCTGGCGAGACGGGGTCGCCTCAACAGTACCGAAGTCGCCGAGGAATACGCTAGTGGACCCCACATAGGTCACTTCCTTGGCAGCGGTCATGTTCACGTCATTGCTGACGAGGTTGCCCGACGCAGCCAAATCGGAAAAATTGGCTTTGTTCGTGGCACTCATAAGCATTAGACGAGGGTTGCCGCCGTCGGCCCATGCGTCCTGCTGCGCGTCCTCAATGAGGGCGAGCGTCAGTGCGCGGTCGGTGCCGCCGGTTACTGCGTCGGTGCCATCGCCAGTAGCGAAAGCGCCGGAGCCGCCACCAACAGAGCCGTTAGTGATCCAGCAAGACAGCGAAGCCGACTTGCGAGGCTCAGACGCGGAACGAGCAACATCAGTGTCACCGACCATCTTTTCGATGTCGCGACGTAACTCAAGGGCCTTACAATTTGTTACCGCCGACCTGTTTATGATCGACTTCTACGGCTTCTGGTCAGGTTATACCGTAGTTCAGACTATATCTTCACTTTCGTGTTGGGCGCTCGTGGGCAGATTATTCTTTCGTCACCGCCTAGTCGTTGAACCTTCACCAGCCCTCAGCTTTCGCTTCCATCTGGCGCTTGGCTGCTGATTACCCGCCTCCGGGCTTCCCAGCAATTCACCCAATTTTTTTCCTGAACCAGTCAGACAGCAATCTGATTTAGAACAGGGGTGCCTTCGGAGAAAGAGTTAAGCACCTTCTGATAGTTGTGTTCCCGCTCACGGCCTGCGGTATCTACCGCATCCAGAGTGCCGGAGGTCGCGAAGACCTTCTTGGAAATCTGGTGGTAGTTACCGATCCTAGAGGTCGGCGTTGCCGCCGCTGTGGCGGTGTCGGCACCTTCGTTGTGGTAGTTGTCGGTCGCGGCAGATGCCAGTTCCTGAACTTGCCATTCGGTAAAGATACCGTTCGAGGTTTCCTTCTTCACGTTCGAGAAGATCGGTGTTTCAGCAGGGTCGATGCGGTAAATCACATCTGCCAGCTGTTCGCGCTCACCAATGGCGGCGCCGGTAGCAAAAGTCGTCATGACTTTTTCCTTTCAGGTTGCGGGTCTACTTACGACCCATAAGATACTCAACAGCGGCGTCCACCGTACCGGCGCTTTCAAAACGCTTTCTGGCTTCTTGCCGAGAACGACTAGCAACTTCGCGCTTGGTCTTTGGTCGCCCTGCTTTAGCCATCTTCGGAGCTTTTCGGGTTCGCTTTTTGGCGGCGGGTTTCTTCTCCTGAAGCCGGTCCCACTGCCACGCCTTGTAGAGAAGCTCGATAGCGCGCGCATCAGATGCGTTTGCGATCTCCTCCTCCGAAAACCCGATCCGCTTCTGAGCGTAGGTAATCACTTCCCTGCGCTCCGCCTCGCGAACTTCCTCATCCTGCCACGCAGGAATACGGCTGAGCATGTCAGTTCTCTGCACCTCGAGATGCTTGCGAAGCTCCTGCTCCTGTTCGCGAGACTTCTCCTGCGCTATGCGTTGCTGTTCGGCCTGAACCTGCTTCTGGTATTCCTTCTGCTGGTCCCACTCGGCCTTGTACAGGAACAAGTCGCGCTCGGACATAGTCTCGGCTAATGCTCTCCAGTCAGGCTCCTGCTGAGTTGTCTGCTGGATTTGGGCAGCCAACTGATCAAGTTGCTGCGCGTAAGCGTCTCGAATTTGTCTCGTTTCAGCTTGCTCCGCCTCAAAGGCTTTGCGCTGTTCGGCTAACTCCATCGAACGCTTAGTGTACGCCTGCTGCCGCGAATAACCGCTTTGAAGCTCGTCGAGGGTTACCTCTACCTCTTCGCCGTCCACCTTTACGGTGTAGACCTCGGGGGGTTCCTCGTCGTACTCCTCGCCGTCATCCGCCTCATAGGCGTCTTCGCCCTCATCGTCTTCTGCATACTCTTCTTCCGAGGTCGCGTCCGCGGTGTCCTCTTCCGGTTCGTATGCTTCAGGCTCAGGCTGTTGAGGCTCTCGGGCCTCGACCTGCTCTTCTGTCACGGTGTCCGCTGGGGGCGTGTTCAGAAGAGAAACTGCATCTGTAAAAGAAATGGCTCCGGTTCCTTGCGGATTGTCGGACATAAAATATCTCCTAGTTTATTCGGCCGTAGCGCCTGAACTCGTCAAGCTGGGCCTTTGCCAACTTACCATCCTCGACAACGCTTTGAAAATACCCCTTAACGGCGCCAAGTGCCTGCATAAGGTGGAATAGCTTTTCGCGTGCCTCACTATCATCGACGCTGGATGTCTTCCACGCCTCGATGAATTGCTCATCGAGATACTCGAAAGCCTCGACAAAAAGTTCGTTACGCAGCAGCGCCTCAGCCCTAGCCGCCCGGTCCTGCCGCTGTCTTGCCTTGTGCTCGTTCATGCCAGCAATGTGTATCCATCCAGTTTCGGTGGCGTGCTGAAGAAGCTCGGCGTCACGGCGCCGCCCATGCGGAAGGCGCGGTTTGCTGCGCTAAAGTCCATTGGAGACCCAAAGCCTGCGCCATAGCGCTCCTGAAAGCCCATCAAGCCTTCCGGGGCCACATCCAGCAGACCAGAGCGCACAAAGCGCTCGCCGGGCGTGGTGTCAACCGTGGTGCGCTCCATCGGTTTTAAGCGGCACGCCTGAAGGTCTTCGTCGAAGACGTATCCGTCGGGACACTTCTCTTGGCCGGTCACTGGGTCGGTGACGGTGCCGGTGATCTCCGGCTCACCATCACCCTGACGCATGCGGCGCTCTTCTTCCTCAGCAATCGGATCACGCCCGGTCAGGCGTCCGCGCTCGTCGCGGTATCCGGTGAGGCGGCCTGTCGTATCATACACAGGCGAGAACAGGTTCGGGTCCGAAAGATAAAGCTGATACGCCTCGCTGTCGCGTCCGCCCATGCGGCTACCTAAGCCCTCAAGAAAACGCTCATTCATAAAGCGCGTGGGCGCGCCTAAAAGACCTTCCGATGCACCAGCAATATTTGCGCGAGCCGCAGCAGCCGCATCCGAAAGCATCGCCTGATACGCATCAAACCCAGCCTGCCGCTGGTTCATGCCCATCGAACGAGCGGCTTCTTGCGCTCTAAATGCGGTCGCGGGGTCCACGGCTGGCGGCATATACCCGAAGCCAAAGCCAAGGTTCGGAGCGCCGCCCATAGCCGCCTCGCGCGCGCGAAGCTCCTCCCTAACATCAGCAGCGCGCTTCGCGTCAATCGCTCTTTGAAAAGCGGCCACTTCCAAGGCAAGCATCTCTCGATCTTGTATGTCTTTAAGACGCCGACGAGCATCGTCGCGGATCGCCATATCGTTGAGAGTGCTCTCCATGTTGGAAATGGTTTGCTGGGCCGCCAAGGTGGTGGCAATCCGATCAGCCGTATTCGCTGCCCTTTCAGCATCACGCTGCTGCCTTTGAAAATCGCGTTCAGTTCTGGCCGGATCGCGAGACGGACTGCGCGAAACACCACCGCCGCGACCACGCTCTCCAAATGACATTTCGTAATGACCGGGCATCTCTAGTTCCTCGGCAGGTTGGTTGAAATATCGCTATCAGTGACAGCCTTGGCGACACGAAGCTCTGCCTCAGCCTGAAGCTCCTGCCTGCGAAGCTCCATCTCCATCACCATCTTCTCGCGCTCAAGCTGGATTTCCATTTCCATACGCTGTCGTTTTAAGGCCATCTCCTGCTCAAGCTCGACTAGCTTCGGATCGGGCTGCGGAGCCTGCTGCTGTGTCTGCTGCATCATCATCTGCTGGCGGATCATCTGAGGCGAGTTGAAGAACTGATCAACATCCTTGAAGCCGCCGATCTCGGCTATCGAGCGCAGCGTGTTTACATACTGCTCTATCGATACGATCGGGTTCTGCGGCCCAAGCTGTGTCAGGATTTGCTCCTGCTTTGCCGCGACCTGCGTCAGAAAAGCAATCTTTGTTTCGTCGTCTGTAGTGCCAAGGCCAACCTGCACGATGATGTCAAACTGTGACTTCCACTCCGCAGGGTTGATCGGCACGAAGCTGTTCCGCAGGCGGAAGACCTTCGGCTTGTTGTCGTGCTTCAGGACCAGATGCAGGATGCCCTTGAACAAATCCTTCACGCCGGTCTCAGCCATTGTGCGCGCGTAGCTCTCCAGCTTTATCTGAGCGCCGCGAACAGTCGCCGCAACCGCGCTGGCAGTCGAGGACTGCAAGGCGTCAGGCGACAATCCCATCGACGCCTTCGACATGCCAGTGCGGTTCTCTTTGACGCTGTCGAGATAATCCATCAGCGGCCTGATCTCACCGCCAACAGACGCGCCGGTGATCTGCTGCACCATGCCGGGCTGACGCGCACGAATGATCCCGCCAGCCGAGCCATCAAGCAAGTCATCGAGGTTCACCTGACCCTCGACAGCAATCATGCGCGGCAGCGTGCTGCTGTAGACGCTGTCGAGATACTGACGCATCAGCGTAGTCTTGATGACCTGCAAGTCTTCAGTCAGGTCATAGATCGACCGGCCGATCAGACGATGCGGCATCAGGATCGGCGAGCATACCGCGAACGGCATATGATCCCACGGCTCGTTGTGCAGGATATATGCGCCGTCGCCGCCAATCGCGCAGATACGGCGACGCTCGGCGATCCCGTCGCCGTCGAAGTCCACGTTCATGATGCACTCATGGTAAATCACCGAGCGCAGGGTCGGGTCGGCCGGATCAACGCCGGTCGTCGCCTCAAGGTCTTGGAAGCGGTTGTTCACCTCGCGATCGGTGTCTAGTTCGTTTTCACCTGCGTATTGCTCGATGATATCTCGGTCGTAACCCATCGCCACAAGCTCCGACACAGTCATCGATGTGCGGTGCGCGACGAAGTGCGCGTCATCAAGCGACACAGTATGACGCGAAACAAGGAACTCCTCGGGCGGCACGTTGATCGCCTTGATCTCGCCTGATTTGCGCGTGACGCGAACCGACAGATCATACTGCACATCGAGCGGGACCTCGACACCGTCCTCATCCATCATCGACTGCATCACGGTCTCGCGCTGCTCGACGATCTCGACGCTCGGGTCGTTCAGCAGAAGAACAAGCTCGGCCTCGGTCAGGCCGTTATACTCTTCCTCGTCAACCTCTTCGACCTCTTCATAGAAGAACTTGATCACGCCAGCACGAAACAGCAGCGCGTCCTTGAAAAAGGTATGTAACAGTTTGTAACCGTCGTTTTTGTTCTGGATGATATAGTTGACATAATCGGACGCCTGCTCGGCAGCCTCGACATCCTCACCCGAGCGCGGGGCGAAGCGAACGTATTTGTCGTTCGTCGTGAACACCCGCATCAGATTAGGTATGATAGCTTCGACTGTATCCGCCAATTCTGTGGAGACAACAGCAGATCGACCCTCCACCTCGTTGCCAAGCGGCTCGCCAAGGTAGAAGTCGAGCGCGCGCAGGCGATCCTGCGTGTACTCGCTATCGAAGTGGTTCAGCGCGTCAGTGATCTCTCCGCTGACGATTGACCCAAGCTGTACCTCGTCCATCTCTGTCATTTACTTTGCCTTTGTCTTAGCGCCCTTAGGACGCCCTCGCTTTTTCGGGGCATCCTTTTTCGGGGCTTCGGCTATAGGCTGGTCACCCTTCATCAGGACATTGCCCTTGCTGGTATTCACGTTGCGGGGCTTTTGCTCGCGCGTCGAGCCGGGATCAAGAATGATCTTCTTCCCGTTCTCAGCTTCCCACTGCCGCCGCTCTTTAGGCGACATCACGTCAAAATTTGGCTCTTTACTCATTATGCTCTCTTGCTCCTGCCGCGAGCGGCTTTGTAGATGTCCTTGTCGGCGGTTCGGGCTTTGTCTCCCCTGATATAAGAGTTTACCCTGCCCATACTCCAAGCCGCCATCGGCACATTTTTACTGCCACTGCTCAAGTAGGCCCCCTGACCTTTGCGATACACCTTAGCAAGCTCTCCATAGGTCAAATTCGCTTTCTTGGCTTTTTCGCGAAGCGTCTTTTTGGTCGCCTCGGAAAGTGGTTTAGCTTTTGTCACGTTTCTTTTTCCTCTTCGCCTGTGCGGCGCGAGATGCGCTGACCTTCTTCACGTCGATGTTGCGCCCCTCTTTGTAGGCTTTGGCGGTGCGCTTAATCTCCGCTGCCTTGCGGCGACGAGAGCGCGAGCCACGAAGGTATTTTTCCGGCAGATTGGTTTTCTTGTCTTTTGGGACACTAGGAAACCTCCGCGCCATCAAGCCCTCTTTCTGGCCTTTTTCTTCGCAGCATCAGATAGCTGGCCGAAATGAAACAGCTTCTTGCTCGACGCAGTGTGCCGGACGCCACTGTGAAGAGTGCCATCAGCCATCTTGTGAGAACTGCCGTTATAACGGGTTCCGTCACGAAAATAATGTGCAACTCCCTTAGCCATCAGCCAGCATACCTCCCGAGCACTTCGTTAGAGGCTTTGCCGCCCTTCTTGCCGCCCTTCTTGCCGCCGTTCATGCCCTTGCCTTTACCGTATCCCATCGTGCTTTTCCTTTCTTGAATAAGAGCCACGCCCCTTACGTGGCTTCACGATTTGCTGTCTCAGTCCTCGAAGGGACCGCGCCACAGGATTACCACTTAGTGCGGTGGCTCCAGTAACGTGCCGAAAAGAAGTCCGGGTTCGGGTCTTGCGCGTTGTGCCTCGCATAGTACGACCTGCGCCGTTCCTTCTCCGCCTTCGTCTTCGGCCTCTTGCCTGCACCGCTAACGCCCTGCTGGCCGAAGCGGATCAGCTTAACCTTATCACCTTTCTTCGCCACAACAACATGCGACTTGTCAGGGTGGTTCGGAGTGCGTTTCGGCTTATTGTACTCCCTAACGCCTGCTTTAGCTAGACGGGGGTCTTTAGGAGCGCGTGGGGCCATTAGAAAACATCTCCTAGCAGTCCGCGACGATACATATCCTGAAACACCGAAACATCATCGGCGATCTCAGGCGTGATGGTTTGCATCACATTACTGATTTCGGCGCTGCGGCGGTCAGACGACATCGCCTTGTCAGCGGCTCGACGATTAGCAAAAAACTCCGGGAAAATCAGGCTGCGCGGGACCGGCATCTCCAAGCCGCCGAGGTCTTCGCCGCTGATGCCCTGACGATAAGTCTTATGAAACATAGGAACATTGCCCTCGCCGCCGATCGGGGTCATCGGATCATCATCAAACCGCACAATCCTTCCGCCGGTCGGCGCCATCATCGCAGACGGGTCGTTCACGCGGTAGCGCATCTCGGGGTCAGCAACCACAGTGCGGATAACAGACAGATCAGGGAAACCCTTCTTGCGATAGCTGGCCTTTTCCATAATGTCAGCAATCGCCTTGCGCGCACCACCCTTGCCGGGGCTGTAAATATACGCCTCCACCTCATCACTCAAAATGCCGGGGAAGTCCTCGAATGGCTGGCTCGACACTTTCGTGCCGTCAGGGCGCTCTGTCGTAACCGTAAATTTACGCATCTCGTCATCGAAGCGCTTGATCTCCGACTTCGGTATCCAATCGGCCTGTTTCGTCATATCGACGACAACATCCGCCACATGATGCGAAAAGTCGCCAGACCTCGCACCCATAGCGCTGTAAATCCCCAAAAGGCCCGGATTGTCACGCGCCTGCCTTGCGTATCCAGAGATCACGGCGGGGTCAGACGCCCAAACGAGACCCAGTTCGCGGGAAAGCTGCTCGGCAGAGAAATCCTTCCCGCCCTGCATCCTGACCGGGTTCTTCAGCTTCACGCCCATAACGTGCGTGATTTCCTTGCCAGCCATCGTCATGTCGCCGGGCATCAACTTCGCAGTCTGACCAATCAAGCTCTGAAGATCAACCGTGGCGCTTGGCAGAAGCGTGCCAACATCGCGGATCACTGTGTCGGTCTGCTCGGCAGGAATAAACGGAGCAGCCATGTTCTGAAAGCCGGGGTCAACCGCCAGACCCTCATCAAGCACGCGAGCTTCCGCAGCGCCAAGATCATAGGCGCGCTGCGGAAGCAAAAGGCCCTCCCCACTTTCTCGCGGCAACTGCATAGCCGCGCCAGCCTCATATAGCGCCTGCTCAGCCGGGGGCAAGGCCCGAGACATCGGGCGCTTTCCGATTTGCTGGAAAAGGGGCATATCTTCGATACGCCCACCCATCCCGAGAGAGTTAGCAGGACGCGGCGCAAGCAGGCCAGCGCCAGTAAACGACCCGGCCGCATCAAATGCGTCCATCAATATGTCTTCAGAAGGCAGGCCCGTCTCAGCGTCGTATTCCATCGGCAGAAGACCGGTCGCGCGGCCTACCGTGCGCCCCAAACCTTGCAAAGCCTGCGGGAAAGAAAAAACACGCTCACCCTCTGGCGTGATGGCAAACGGCAAAATCATGCCAGCATCTGCATAGTCACCCTGACCGAGCAGAGACTGCGTAAACCTATCCATCACACCACCCAGTTCGTTTTCGGCTTGACTATGCGATTGCTATTGTAACCTCTCGAATAACCCCCGGCAACCGCACCTTGAGCCGCAAAAGTCAGCACGAACGCATCCGCCACGTCAGGCGAACGCTGACCGCGCTTTTTCATCTCGTCCTTACTCTCGATTTTCAGCTTGCCGCTGGACAGATACTTGTACCTGATCCCTGTCAATTCCGAGATCAGCGTATCGTCCTGCGGTATCTTGCAATCCCGCGCCTCAAACCACTCGCGCGCAGCCCAAAACAACTCGTCCCGCAAGCGATTAAATCGATCCTTCAGGCTGGCCGTCTCACTAACCGAAATCGCCACAGCAGGGAGGTCCAACTCCCGCAAACGGTCAGCCAAGCCAGCGCCCAACCCGATGGCGTCGATATAAATCGCTTGGGGACGCATTGAATACGGCACGGCGTCATGCTCCGCAAGCACTATCCCGGCCAACTCCATCAAATCCTTGCCAGACCACGTCTTGATCGGCTCAATCAGTACGTTCCCCTGCCGCTTCGCAAGCGCAGATCGATCCGAGCCAAACCGCGCCACATCAAGCCCCCAAGTCACCGGCGTGGTCGGCCCCGCCTGCACGTCGCGCTTCTGCGCGTCCTCTACCAAATGCAACGGCAACAACACATCATCAGACTGCGTAGGGAATTCACCCAAACATCTAACCCTAAATACGTTACTTGTTTCCCCGTACTTCTCCGCCATGTCGGTGATAAACCTCGGATCAACATACTCGCCGTCCTCGCACGACACAGTCATGCAATGCCACTTGTCACGATCACCATGAAAAGCATCGTAAAAATACCCATCCGAACGGGTCGGGTTACCACACATGATAATCTTCGCGCCGGGGGTGGACAGCGCACCAGAAGCCGTCTCAAAAATCACGTTCGGGATGCCAGACGCCTCTTCAATGCAAAACAACATCCAAGGCGAGTGAAAACCAGCTAAACTCTCCGGGTTCTCCCGCCTCGATGTTCTCGCGACCGCAAAACTGTCAGAAGCACCCTTCAGCGCGATCTTGTCCGACTTGAACTCAAGCAAATCCTTGAACGCCTCAGGCATTCCGCGCGCCCAGCGGTCGATCTCCGTCCATAGCACGTCCGATAGCTGGTGCGCGCTGTTCGCCGTCACGGCAACCTTGCAAGGATAATGCGTCAACAGCCACCAGAGCACGACCCACGACTGAAACGCCGTCTTGCCGACCCCGTGTCCCGACTTCACCGCCAATCGGTCGTGCTTCGCGACCGCATCGAGCGCCTCAGCCTGCCAGCGCTGCGGTGTTGCGCCGAGGACGGACTGCACGAAAAAACGCGGATCGTCGCGAAACTGCGCGATCATCTCCACAAGATCATTTTTTTCGGCGCCGATGGGGTTCATGCGTTATCTCCAAGACGAGGGTGGGGGTGGTGAGAGGGGTATATATTTTTTTACCCGCCCCGCGCGTCTGCAAGACCGGGGGGGTCTACCGCATTTTAGTTAACTTTCTGGCAAATGTCGCATAACGTTCATTATGGAAGATTGCGGTTCAATGATTTCAATGACTTACGAATAGTCCGTTTACGGCCTTATATTATGTCGCTATCAGGACACTCGTTTTGAGCGGATTTGTCGCGCGCGCGTACTTCTTCCGATTGTGTGTCTCGCTCGTCTGTGATGACTACCGGCTCAGTCGCATTGACCTGCGTCAGCGCCTCAAGATATGAGCCTCCCTTCGATGGCGTCACCTCAAGCTGCTGCCTGTCGCCGTAGATTTTCGGCGTCATGCGAGCGACCTGCCACTTCGTGATGTCGGCTGCAAGGCGCAAGCCCTGAGCGTCGCCCATGCCCATCCTCGCATCCCGCTTGATGTCCTCAAGCTCCTCCTGCAACAACATGCCCCTGAACTCCAGCGCCAGACGATACTGCCGCTCGAACTCCGGTTCGGCGGCGAGCTTTCTCGACACAGATGTCCAGCTTGGCATCGACTTGTCGTTCACGATTGATGTGATCGTGTTGCCATTCGTGATGCGCTCTAGGAACTCCTCCCACACCTCTTCGGCAATCTTCGGCATTGGCATCAATCAATATCCTCCTCAAACGCAATGTAATGACGCGGATCGCTGTCGATCTCCAGCAGCGGCTTGCGGCAAGCGCTACACACCACTGTCTGCGTCTCCTCGTAAACCCTGCCGCGTGTCGGCAGCCCACACCAGTCGCAGTCCCAAGGATCGCGGAAGAACCGCACCCAGTCCCTGTCATGCGCCTCGATGCAGATCAGATCACCCATCGGCTATTTCTGCACCGCACGCGCCGTATCCGGCAATATCGACCCAGCTATCCTCATGGTCAGGCGTCTCCATCAATCTGGCGACCTTCACGCAGGTCATGCAGAGCACCACCTGCTCCGGTGTGACGCGCTGACCAAGCACCACCGACCACAGTGACGCTATCCGCTTGTGGTTCTCCAGCACGTCGCCATAGCTCTCGCCACGTTTCTCGACGGCGTTTATCGCCGCCTTTAGCGCTTCTAACTTCTTCACCTTTACCTCCTATCATCAAATCACAAGAGCGGCACCTCCTGCCTCCCTGAGCTTCCTCTAGCGTATTGCTATGGCATTTCGGGCAGCATCCCAAAGCCAGCCACTTCTCGAACGTACCGTCACCGCTATCTAACATATCGCTTCACCACCTGTGTCTTGTTTTCTGCATCAGGCTCGACCCACCTAGCCCTGCACGTTGCCACCGGCTCACTGACGCCATCATGCGCTGACGGATATATCTCTACCTTCAAGCCATCCTTGCCGCGTATGATGTGGATCGTCAGCGTATGGACATCGACCCACGCATGGTTGCCGAGCAACTGGTATTCCCGGTTGGCGTAGATGATGTTCAGATCGTCGTTCAAAAGGGTATCTCATCATCCAGTTCTAGCTCGGCAGGTTTTGGTTTGACTGCCTCGATTGTAGCACCGGGAAACAGCGACTTCACCTTGTTCGTCATTTCACCCGCCTTGCTGGCTTCCCACCGTTCGACGATAGCCGCAATCTCCGACATCGTGTAGACCCTGTCGATCCTGCCCTCGTCTCTGATCTTGGCGATGCTCGCTTCGTCTTTACACACTGCCACGACGGCGCCTGCTGGCGTTGTCTCTTCCCACACCTCGCCACTGACCGGCTCGGCACCAAGCTCGACGGCTCTGCGCTCTAGCGCCTGAATACCTCGCACCGTTGCCGCCACAGCATCTTCGACCTCAACACCGCTACCCTTATCTATCGCCGCATTGAGCACATCCATCTGCGCCCAGAACCTGTCACGCAGTTCCGGCTCGACCAGAAGCGGCAACCTATCCACACCCCACTTGATCTCCCTCGCCCTCACCTCGGCATCATATGTCGCCAGAGCGGCGCGGCACTTGTCCGCGTCTCGCTCCGAAGGATAGAACTTCCAGTCCCTTCCCTGCTTGCTTTTCGCTATTCTCTTTCTCTTAGCCATGTCCTTCTCCCTTCACTGATCCGACATACATCCGATGATCCGACCCCTATAGGGGTCGTCGGATCGGACGGATGTGTATGCATATCCGATCGGATGATCCGATGATCCGATCAAACATCACTTAACTCTTTGTTTTTCCAACATACACCTTCAACGGATATGATCCATTCATTGTCAATTAGAGCGTCCCGAGCCGATCCTCTCGTTTGCGGCTTTGTATCGGGCATATCGGATGTCATTTTCGTGGCCCAATCCTTGTGTGATATCTTCACCGTGCCGCGATCCACACACATGTTCTCGAAGATTTGCAGCGCCCGTTTCTGTGCGCCGGTCGGGCGCCACGTTCTCTTTTTCTTGGGCGTTTCGTCGGTGCGTTGCAGTACGACAGATGTCTCGCTGATCGACGCTGGCACGGTCACCATCGACAGATTGATGTCATCGAGCGGCTCTGCGTCTTTCTGCTTTTCGGTGCGGAGCGTGACGATATCATCGGACTTGCCGACCATCAGTGAGGTATCAACCGCCCCCAGAAGCGCCGTAGAGCCGCGTGCGCCGCGATTGGCGTCCTTACCGGCGTGATGCACCGCCAGCAGCGCGCCGCCCGTCAGCGCCTTGATTTCGTCACATGCGGCGACGAACAGGCCCATGTCTGTACTGCTGTTCTCTTCTGCGCCAGCGATGGCGCGTGCTACTGTGTCCACAATGACGAGCACGAACTGCTGCCCGATATCTTCGACCGTTGCGACGAGGCGTGCGATATCCTCGGGTTCACGAAAGTTCACAGCCGTCGGCAGCAGATACATATCCGGCTCGTCTGCCTTGCCGTGATGCCGCTCCCACGCCTTCCAGCGCTTACCGAAGCCGCCGATGCCCTCACCGGCGATGTAGAGCACTGCGCCTTGCCTGACGCTCTGTCCCTGCCACGGCTGGCCGTGCGCGACGGATAGCGCTATGTCGATGGCGAGGAACGACTTGCCGGTTCCGGGTGCGCCATACATCATCGCAAAGCCTGTATTTGTGAGCAGCCCGTCCACAAGGAATTCGACCGGCGGCATCGCGAACACCTCGCCGCGGCGCATCGTTCTGTAGCGCTCGATGGCCTGCCCTTCGGCTGCACCTTCAACTTGCGGCGCCCTGTTTAGCGGGTCGGTGCGCCGCACTGCGGCGACGAGATCATCGAGCGTGTGGGTTCTCAGGAAGTCCACCACGTCGCCCTTGTCTGGCAGGCCCGGCAGATCGACGCGCTTGATCTGGTTTGCCTTGCCCCACAACGACGCAACCACGGCGTCGGCGTGGCGCAGACCCACCTGATCATTGTCGGGCATGACGATCACGTTGCGCCCTTCGAGGTGCTGCGCGTGTTCCTCGCCCCACTTGCCTGCGCCGCCGTGGTTAGTGGTGGCGACCAGCCCGGCCTCGATCAGCACGTCGGCGCACTGCTCGCCCTCGACCACGAAGACGGGTGCGCTCGGGTTTTCAATGATGCCGGGCAGGTTGTACGGCAGCGGCGTGATGCCTTTGATGTTGTGCAGGTATCCGCCCTTGCCGTCGGGCTGGCGCAGGCGGAATGACTTCGGGTACATCCTGAGCGCCTGATACGCCTCGGCGCCGTCTGCGTCGTAGTAAGAGTGGATGCGCTGTATGTATTGCTTCGGCTCCAGAGCGGACTGCGCCTGCTTCTGTATGCCGAACTCTCGTTCGAGAACGTCGGCGACCGAGCCTGATATGCCGAGGTTGCCGTGGCGCTTTACGAGGTCGATCACCCCGCCGCCCTGCTCTTCCTCGAAGTCGTACCAAGCGCCCTTTGCCAGATCGAGTTCGCGTGATCCCTTGTTGCCCCAGCGCAGCGTCCGCCCCTTGACGGACAGCTTCGCGTTCGGCTCGCCCCAGTAGTGCCGGGCGATCCTCTCCGCGTGTGCCGCTATGTTATTCATTGAGCCGTCTCCCTGTGTGCTTCCCTTGATATTGATGCCCTCGGCGGCGCAGGGAAACAAACACCGCCGAGGGCCACCGCGCTAGAACAGGTTTGCACCTGTCGGTTCAGCAGGGGCGGCAGGAGGTTTTGCTACCGCCGCTACTGGCGCGGGTTCTGATGGAGCGGTTGCGCCACCGTCCATCAATGCAGGCCGGTCGATCCAGTCAGTGATCTTCCACTCCGGCACCTTGAAGCGAAGCTCGCCTTGCGGCGAGGTGATCTTGATCGTCTCCGTACCGGAGATGGTCACGACCGGAACCTTGCCTTGATGCGACGCAGCTTCCGCTTCGTACTGATTGAAAAGGCCGTCCAGCGCACGCAGAACCGTCTTAGCCGAGTGGCTAAATTCGCGAAGGCCCAAGTCCTTCGTTGCCACGCGTACGCGGAACGCCTGCTTATGGTCTTGGCTGGGTTGATCCGGGAAAGGCTCCGTGATCTTTGCCATACGGAAGTCAGGGGCGCCGGATGCAAACGAGAGCCACCCGACTTCGATTTCACCCAAATCCATTGCCATCTGGATCGGGAGGGAGAGTTCTTGCTCATCCTTTTGCCAAGTCCCGTCTGATGCCTGATACCGATCCTGCTTCAGCAGGTCACCGGCCTTTGCGTCCCACTTGATGATGGGCAGGATATCGCCGGAAGAACCGGCTTCGAGATTAAAACCTAGAGGCATAACTATAACTCCTTTACGTTAACGCCTTCGACACTACTGACCGACACCGCGTCGGCCAGCAATTCTCTCACTATCATCATCGCGGTGAGCGTGTCCATCTCGACGGCATAGCCCCAGTCAAGCTCGGCGCCCTCGCGCATAGTGCTGCAACCATGCGGCAGACCTGCGCGCATCACCGCCTCGGCTGGCATGCGCCACTTCCACTGTTGATGATTGTATTTGTAGACCAGCATCGGGAGCAGCCCGGCAGACTTCGCTGCGGCGCACACCTGATCCCACCACGCGGGTTGAGGCGCGCAGCCGGTCTTGTATCTCTTTATTTCGATCACGAAAGGGAACGGCTCCTCGCAAATAAGGTCGCCATGCTCGCCAGCGCGATACTGTTCGAGGTCGCGCTTGAACGTCATGCCAAGCTCGTCGAACAGCAGCTTCGCAATCTCGCGCTCGGCGGCTGCGCCCTTCTTCCTACTGTCCGCCACGCTCTTGCCGCCTCTTCATTATGGCCTGAACCAGAAGCTCATCCGCTAGGGTCGAGAGCGTTCGATGCGGCGAAAGCTCAAGCTCTTCTTTAAGCATCTGCCGGGTCGAAGCCCTTAGTCTCAGAAGTTGTTGTTGTATGTCAGACACTTGGGCCTCCAAAAAAAAATTTAGCAAAATGCTATTCAGACCTTGATATCACAGTAATATTGATTATCCTAGTAGGACATGACTAGAACACATCGAAGGGAGACATCGATGACCGCCAAGACTTACGCCCACTACGTTCAAGCAGCCTTCGACCTTTGCATTGAGGGCAGCTTCCCGACCAAGGCGGCCGCCAAGGATGCGCGTCAGTATCTCAACCGCGCTTACGGCGTCCTGCGCGCCGACCTCAACTATGCCGCGCTTGAGGCCAATGGCCTGAGCTTCTGGGACGTGCCGCTTGACCTTCATCAAATCCGCTCGAAGCACACCCCGATCCTGACGGTCGCCATTGGCTTCGAGGACGCCGACCGCGTCCGGTTCCTTGCCGATCAGCTTGACAAGGTCAAGGCGATGCCGGTGATCAAGCCGACCTCGAAGCCGAAGGTTGCGGCTCAGCCGACCGGCAACCAAGCCACCCATCGTGGCACCTGCCAGATTTGCGGCGCGGCGCACAAGGTCAGCAAGCGCACTGGCCGCATCGCCAAGCACGGCTACCGTCACGCGCGTAATGGCCACTCGTTCGGCTGGTTTGAGGGCGAGTGCGACGGCAGTGGCCGCCTTCCGTTCGAGGTCGATTGCGTTCTGCTTGGGCGCCATATAGATCAGCTTGAGCAGCAGCTTGATCAGCTTCGTCAAAGCGACGATCCGGTCTACAAACACTGGAGCGGCAAGAGGTTCCGCCGCGCTGGCCTGATCATGCAGACCGAGCGCGCCATCGAAGAGCAGAAGAAGCGCCTCGAAGGCTGGCAGCAGACCGACCTGATGCCGATCATCTAATCCACCGGCGGGGCTTCGGCCCCGCCCCCACCACCATCGAAGGGAGACAGACTAATGGGAATGATTGTTTCAGTTTATCGCGCCGATACCGGCCGCCACGATTGCACCAACAACGGAATGACCAACTCTCGTGACGGCGTCGATCAGCTTTGTCTGATTAACGTGGACGGTCCTTTCACGCCAGACGAACGTCGGCCTGCTGCTCGGCTGGAAGCCGGTCCGCTTGGTTCTGTCCGCATCGTCCCGGCGTGTGGCAAATGGCTTCGGTGGGCGACCGGCAACCGCATGTTTGGCGGCAACTTCGCCTACACCAGCGACAGCCGGTTCAGCCGCGCCGTCAAAGAGATCACCGGCGCGGACTGCGCTGGCCCGGTCGCCATCCACGACCGCTACGAAAGTGCTGCGTGATGCTGAACTTTGATCGCCTTGCGCGCCATTCACAGAACACGGCCTTCACCGAGGCCGTGCTTGCTGCCACCCAGCCGCACCCATACAACCGGCACCTTGTCTATGTGCCGGAGCATAACTGTTGCCTCGAACTGACTGACGGCTTCAGAGATGGGCAGATGACACTGGGCTTCATTCAATCGCTGGAACGCAAAGAGGGCAATGGTGGGCGCTGCCTGCGCTGGCTGCTTGACCTTTGCCATGAGCACGGCATCCTGCTGCACATTCATTGTGAGACGCAAAGCTGCTACCCGTATGCGAATGGCATGGCCCAGCGCGAACTGAAGTCTTGGTATCGCCGGAAGGGCTTCATCTTCCCGGCTAATGGCCGGGACGGATACTACGACCCAGCATCGGAGGAGTGAGCCATGAGACAATATCTAGACGACATCATCGGCGGGATTATCCTGCTGTTTTTCACCCTTGGCTGGATTGACTGGCTTTGGATTTTTGGGATTGAGAGTTCTCGGTCCTACACATGGTGGGCGCTCATTGTCCACTTCGGTAAATAGAAAGGGGGATTAAGATGCTGAGACTTGATATCGTGCCGGGCCTGCGACCCGATGATGATTGGCTGAACTGGCACTATGAGATGCGCCACAAGCATCACGACATGCCTCGCACGAAAGAACATTATGAGGCAAACCCTCCATCCGCAGGCGACACCGTTGTCGTGTTGCACACTTGGGCAGGGAAGATGATGAAGCCGCATGTCACCACCATAGAGACCATCACAGCACGAAAGCGCCTTGTCGTGAACCACGATCACGAAGGGTACGCTGGGAAGTCTTTCTGGAGGACAGGGCAAAACTGCTACGCCCCAACCGGGCAGTGCTGGCTTGTGCCGGGGGAGATTTACACTGATATCCCCCTATCGCCGTCTGTCGCGCAGCAGCGTGAGCGCGAGAGCCTTAGACAGATGATGCGTGAAGAACAGCCCACCATGATGGAGATGGCTAAGTTTTTCGGCAGCGCCGCTCGCCTTGCAAAGGAGCTTCGCCTCGTCACCGAGCAGACCGGCCTCAATGGAGACGAAGCCGTCAGGCTTCTTGGCAGGGAGGTCAAATTTGAGAAAACCCGGCCACGCGATTGGTCGGGCCGGAAGATCACGCGGGACATGATCCGCAGTCACGAACGCACCAAATATGAGGAGCAGAAAAATGGTAGGTAAACTCACACCCGACGATATCGTCACCGCATCCCGCGTTCCGGTCCTGATGGGCCTGTCGCCCTACATGACCCCGAACGAGTTGCTGAAGGAGGCTATTGAGGCTGCGGCTGGTAAGCCGCCCGAGCGGCTCACACAGAACGAGGCCATGCGCTTCGGCGATCTGCTGGAGCCGGTGATCCTCGCCGAGGCGGCCTATCGCCTCGACCTTCAGGATGTGGTCACCGACATCACCGAGGCGGTCCACCACCCGGACCTGCCGCTTGCATGTTCGCTTGATGGCAGGGGGCGTGGCGGCATCGTGTTCGAGCACAACCCGGCGATGGGCATCTATGTCCCACAAGGCGGCGTGGTGGACACTGGCGGCCCCGGCTGCCTAGAGGCCAAGAACACAAGCGCATCCCCTGAGGAGGCTCCTGCGCCCTATAGAGGGCCGCTCCAGCTTCAGGCGCAGATGATGTGTACTGGCTACGCTTGGGGCGCTGTGTGCGTCCTGTACCGCGGCTCCGAGCTTCGCATCTTTCTGTACCGTCAGGATCAGGACATGCAGGATCAGATCGAGGATGCGGTCCACGAGTTCGAGCGGCGCAAGCGCGATGTCGATTGGTATCCCGCAGCATCGAGCGCTGATGCGAACGTGGCATGGAGCCGTGTCGATGACGGCGCCCCGGCGGTTGACCTGAACGAGGTAGCTGACGCGGACCACTGGGCGAGCGTTCTGCTTGCTGCGCGTGAGGCTCGCCGTGCAGCCGAGGCTGAGATCGACGAGTGCGAGACGATGCTAAAGGAGATGCTCGGCAACCATGAGGAGGGACAGATCGAGGTCGATGGGTCCGTTTACTACATCAAGTGGCCGATGCGTAACTACAAGGCGCAGCCAGCCAAGACCACTGAGGCTAAGCCTGCCCGGCAGGTGCGCGCCAAAACCCTGACTGTGAAGGAGGTGTAGGGTGTTGGCTTGGACTGCTGTCGAAACCACAAAATCTCGCACCGACACCAAAAAAACCAACCGACAAAACGGCTCGCAGATTAGGTTAACGTTACAAAACTAGGTACAGTCCAAGCCAGCAGGGACCGTAATCTCGATTAGGCATATTTGTCAATAGAAAGGACTTAAAGATCATGGTGACACTGACAGAAAAGCAAGCCTCCGTTCTTGCTTACATATCCAGACACGTTCGCCGCTATGGGTATGCGCCCAGCGTGCGAGAGGTCGCAGATGCAACGGGCCGATCCCCAACAGCGGCCCACCATCTGATGACGCAGCTTGAAAAGCGCGGCGCCATCAAGCGAAGCAGGTACGAAACCCGCGCGATTGAGATGATGTAAAAAAACGATCAGGGGGTATTGATATTAGATCAATATCCCCTTATCTTCTTGGAGTAGGACATTTCTAGAACAGGGAGATCGAGATGACTGTAATTATGGATCACGACGCTTGGGCAAGGGGCCGTGACGCCGCCATCAAGGCGAACGCCAGCAAGGGTCGCAACGACCGCTGGATCGCTGCGGACGAGAGCCGCCGCAAGGTCGAGGGCTTTCTTTTTCCTTGGCACAACACCGACGGTTTCCTCGGCGCAATGTGCGCGCAGCTTGACGAGTGGGGCCACCTCACCGAGAAGCAGGAAGCTGCTGTTCGAAAAATTATGGCAGATCGCAACGAGCGCGCCGAGAAGCGCGCTGCCGAGCGCGAGGCAGAGCGCGCTGCCGCTGCCGACTGCCCCGAGGGCCGCATCGACCTGACCGGCGTCGTCATCTCAACCGACCTGCGCGAGAACGCTTTCGGTACGACTTGGAAGATGCTGTTCAAGTCGGACGATGGCTTCAAGCTCTGGGGTACGGTTCCGAGCGCGTTGTTCGGCTGGGACGACGAGGAGGGTCGCAACCAGTTCCACGCTGACGACATGCCGGGCAAGCGCGTTACATTCACCGCCACCGTCACGCAAAGCGCTGACGACGAGAAGTTCGGGTTCTTCAAGCGCCCGACAAAAGCAGAGTGGGTGGCCTAGCGCCACCCCCCACCATCATCGAAGGGAGACATACGATGAAAATCACCAAGAATAATGACCGGCTCAAGGTCGCCAACTACCTCAAGGATCAGGCCAACCAGCTTGAGAATATCTCGGCAGTTCTTATGGACCTTGCGGTCGATAACCGCGAGAATGCGCTGGAGTTTTATGAGGCAGCGCATCTGGCGCAGCGCTCAGCCGACGCGGCTAACAAGCAGGTTGATCGCCTGTACCGCAAGTGGATGGATATCGAGCATAGCTATGACTAGCGCCACCTGCCCATCATGCGGCGGAGAAGGGCGCCGCGAGTACGAGGTCGCAGTCGCCGCACCAATGGCATGGAGCGGCGGCTGGCTCGAAGCGAAAGAGATGGAGTGCCATCTCTGTAATGGATTAGGCGAAGTTGACGAGGAAGTCGCCGAGAGTTACGATCCTTGACGTGATATTCCTCCCCAACTGACCCCGCCTCGGCGGGGTTTTTTTTATTTCTTCTTCACGCTCTCGGCTAGGCCGCCGCCGAAGTAAAAGCCGACGATGCCGAGCATGATCTCACCGAGCCACATCTCCGACGCAAAGTCTTTAGCTGCCTCGACGTTGTTCATATCGATCACACCATATAGTGCGCCGATCACGCCATTTGCCATGATGAACAAAAACATTCCGGCAAACATCAGCGCCAGATATCTCTGCGCCAGCTTGAACGGCGCATATGCGTTCATCAAGTCGATCTTCGCCTTGCTCTTCGCCGCTATCTCTTCCTCAGAGGTCACGACCATATCATCGATCAGGTCCATCCCTTTCGAGATCACCTTCTCTGAACCAAGTATTTTGCCAAGTATTGCAAGCATTATTCCATCACCTCTATGTCTAGGTCGGTCGGAAAGCATAGCATTTCCTTGTTTACAGGCATGCGATCCGACCAGTTGATGTAAGTCCCGGCGACATGACACTGGGCCATCGTCTCATGGTCGCTCAGGATGTGGACGGTCATCTCACCGTTTACCTCGGCGATGACCATCAGCAAGAGCCACTTCACTTGCTTTCATGTCCCATCCAAACGGCGAACGCCCCCGTGGCGGCCCCGACGATGGTTGAGACAAACGCGGTCTGCTGTGTCGTTGCGTCCGAGCCGAGGCTCATAAACCAGTCACAGACATTCCACGCCATCAGCGTAAACAGTAACATCATTCCACGCGGGAGCAGCTTCCACTGGAGGATGCGCTCGAAAGTCAGATCAGCCATCCATCCATTCCCCGCTGATCATCATTGCAGCCATGTCCTCGGCGCGCTTGCCAACCTGCGCCGCCCACCTGCTGTCGAGCATCTGCGACGCGGCCTCAGCCATGTCACCCGCCTCAATCGCCGCCTGAGCCTTCTTGAAGCCGTCCCAACGTGGCTTTCCTAGGTTGAACAGCATTGAGATCACAACCGCCTGACGCGGCTCTGAGAGGCCAGCAAACCACGGGTAGGTTTCTGCCTCTGCCCGGCAACGCTTCAGATCATTCGCCAGCAGGTAGTCGATCTCGTCATCAGACAGTCCGCCACCTAGCTCCTCATCGATCAGGCGCCCCACGCCGATGGTGAGATATCCCCTGCTGTCTTTATATGCGTGCGGGACCACGCCTTCGTGGTGTTTGATCATCTCGATCAGCTTGTCCATTCTCGTCTCCATCTCATTATATTCTGCCCTGATGATGCAGTATTAAAGCGACAATGCCAGCCAGAACAAGCAATATCGCAAGCAAGATTGTTCCGATGATTGTGCCGTCAATAATTTTTCTTCGCTTGATAACTGCTGCCGCCTCTGCCTCTCGGCGCGCAACTCTCGCTTTTGCTTGGAACCTTTGCCAGTCATTCCACAGGCCGGGGCGACCCAGATAGATCATGATCTGCTTCAATTCTTCTTCTTTTTGACGGATTTGCTCAAGGGCCATGAACTCCTCAAGGTCGGAGCCGCCGCCCTTCTTGGCAGCTTTGGACTGTAGTTTTTCTTTGGCGCCGACGAACTCTGCAATGGCATTGCCAGCAGCAGCTATCTCTTTGCCGTTCGATACTGCTTGCTTGATGACTGCAAAGGCTGCATTGGCTGCGGCAAGTTCGGCAAGCATCAGTATACCTTTACATCTTTATCTACCAGCGTTGGCAAACAATAAGAGGTGATTTTCTGTCCTTGTTTGTGCAGTCGTTTAGCGAAGTACACGCAGTCATCAACGCTGCGGAAATACATATCATTGCTAACAAGGCGCTTGTCTTCACCTAGACCCACATAAACGTATAATAAAAATACATGGATCATCCATTAACTATGATCCCTATCAGCAACAGTATTGTCGTGCCAGCACTGCCAACCATAATGGCCTCAAGTCGCTTCACACGACTAAGTAGCTCGACGAAACGCTCTTGGCTTACGGCTGTCAGAGTGTCCAGTTCAGCCTTGACCGATGATGCGGTAGGCTTAGACACTCTGCGCGTCCACCATCTTTTGGTACGCTGTCTTTACACTATCGCTCCACACAGCGTTGCAGATGCCTTGCACCTCTGCGCTTTCGCCAGAAACGTCTGTGTCGGCCCATGTGTCGCCTGACTTGGTGCGGCATTGCAGCGCATGACGGTGAAAACTACGGCTGATTTCTACCCCATCTTTCTTGATGACGGTTGCAGTACGTACTTGCACGGTTTTGTAGTCACCGACTACCTCAATCTTGTCTTCTACTGTTTCTTCTGTAAGGCTCATTTCTTACTCCTCTGTTTACCGTCGCACGACTGCGACCTGTCCGACCCCTACCTCTGGTGGGGTTAAGAATCTGTTCTATACACAACGGTAAGTCTACAGTCTGCATTTAGATTAGCGGCCACATTTGAGTTTGTTCCGGCGATAACGCCACCATCAGATTGCTTGTAAAATCCCATATTGGTGTCGCTCTGAAAGGCAAGCCACTGCGTATTGGCATCTGATGTCCAAAATCCAGCGTTATAAGTAAAGAAAGCCCCATACGCATGGTCAGTTGCACTGGTAAATGCAAATGGCAACCCGCCTATACGAATATGGTTACTATCTTCAGTGCCAGAATTAGCTCGAAGGAAGATAGAACAAATGACCATCGCACTGACTTTAACGTAAGTGCCTGCTTGAGTTGCATATCCCCCTGATGTAAGTCCTGACGAAAAGACCGGTGTAAACGTACCCAGCTCGTAGTCCGACAGCGCATTGGCACTGCCGGTTCCGCCGATGAACAGGTTGCCGCCAAGATAGAGATTAGCCCAGCGATTGTTTGATGCGCCTAAGTCATTGCTGTTGTCAGCGTCTGCTAAATCTTCTCTAGGAGTTACCGCACCGTTGGCAAACCGCAATCCAGAGTGTCCGCTTTCGCCATCAATGTAAAAGCCGCTAGACTGTGACCCCAGAGCACCAAACCGTGTACCGTCTTTCTGCACCTCAACTATGTCGCCATGACTAGACGCACGGTCTACAGTCAGCACAGTTGCGCCATCAGCATCGACTTCAAGCGCAGTAGACGGAGCCGAGTTACCCACGCCCACACGATTGTTCGTCTGATCGACAAACATAGGTGTACCAGAGCCAAAAGCCTCTTTCTGATGCGTCATCAACTCGCGGATCGAGTTGTTCACCGCGCTGGGGAGCATGCCCTCGTCGATGTTGATCCCGCCGACATCCGTGTTCGAGGCGTTGGTCGCGGAGTAATCTGTGAGTTTGTCTTTAGCCACTTATGCCTCCAATGCGGTCACGCGCGCCTTGAGCGCAGTCATTTCGGTTTCGAGGGTTTCGATTTTGGCAATCGCCTCTTTCAGTGCGCCGGTCAGCAGCGGTACTAGCCGACTTGCGTCCAGCCCCTGATACATCGGATTGTCATCATCATCCACGCCATTTTCGGTTCCGACGACTGCTTCCGGCACGACAGCCTGTGCCTCGTGCGCGAGGAAGCCATCGACAGTTGTGTCATCAGGGTCAGAAATAAAGTTAAACCGCTTCGGTGCCAGTGCCTTCACACGTTCGATTGCGCCGGTCATGTCAACAATGTTTTCTTTTAGTCTGGCATCCGAACTGTCCGCATAAGTTATCGAATTGCTGCTCGTAAAAAAGATGCCCCCGCCAGAAGTTGCGCCAGCGTGGTCTAAAAATCTAATTGCCGCGCCGTTTTGGCTATTGACGCTGTTTTCTATAACAAAACCCTGCTCCACATTGCCAGCATATTTGAGGTGCATTTTAGCGCCGAGAGGAGCTGTGTCCTGATTTATAAATAACCTGCCGCCGCTATCCAGTCGCATCCTTTCAGCTTCTGTTCCAGAGTTCGAAGTTTTGAAGATAAGGTTCGTGCTGTTGCTTCCGGACGAGCCAGCTTCAATCGTTGCGTTATTGCCGATTAAGTATAGTTGCAGTCTCTCAGCATCATCATCTGTAATTACAAGCTGTCTGGTAGAGCCGTCGCCTTGAATAGTGACTTGACCGCTGCCTGACGCAGTACCAATACCAACCTTGTCATTACCCCCATCAACAACCAGCATGTTAGCGTTGCCGTTGCTCTCAACACGGAAGTCTACATCTACGCTGTCCTCATTGAATACAGTTTCCGTAGGAGTGGCTGACAGGCGTGACCTTGATGTGCCAGCGACCTGCGTCACCAAAGACCAAGTTGCATCTTCAGAGCCATCACTGACATCTGATGCAAGCACCTCAATTCCACAAAACGCATGTTCTGCACCGGCATCGTTATCAGCAGTCCAACTAATAAATCCGATAGCATCACCGTCAGCGGGAGAAGCAGAATCTCTTGTTAAGACCAAATCAGGGCCACGACCACCATCTGCGTCTGTAGACTTGAGTGTAAGGTTTGCACTATTGTCGTCAGTAGTGATTGTTCCTGCACCGTATCCATTGCCTGTGATTTTAGTCAACGCCACTGTCTATCTCCTCATGCGTAGGGTGAGTCGCCAAGTACAGACGTATCCCAAGCTGCCTTGAGTTTAGCGATTGTGTCTGCGTTAGTAATTGCAGATGCAGCGGGTGCATCACGCAGCT